ACCGAAGACATGAAGGAACTGAAAGACAAAGCCGGAGAGACGGTCTCTGCCATAGGCGAGGCTGTGGGAGGCGCGGACTCGAAACTGAACGGGGTGTCGAACTTCCTGCGGGAAGCCTCCGGCGGTGGGTTGTTCAACATGCTCAGCGGCTTTTTGCGAAACCTCGGAGGAGGCAATGTGTCGGGGTTGAACATTGCAGGACTGATTGCGGCGGCGTACCTCGTGTTCGGACGTTCCGGCTGGCTGGGTAAAATCGCCGGTCTGTTCCTGGGCATGATGCTTATCGGCAACAATGCGGGCGTTGTCCGCACGGTTCCCTCGGAAACGGTATCGAGGACACAGACGCCGACACTCTCTCCGGAGGAACAAGCGCAAAGCGGAGGAATGAGAAGGTAGGAACATATAAAAAATATATATCACAATGAAATATACGGAAGAAATGATCCTGCACTCGGACAGCGGTTACTGTATGCCGTTCGAAGAGCCGCGGGGAAAAGACGTGGAACTGTCGCTCGGTTACGGCGAGCAGGTACACCCGACAACGGGAGAAAAGTTCTTTCATCACGGGATAGACTTCAAAGCGCGGTACTACATACTGTCGGCTGTGGCCAGTGGCATCGTGTCGGGCGTGGGAAACGACCCGGTACACGGCATTTGCCAGACAGTCCGTTACGGCGGGTACGAGGTGACATACGGTCTTCTGTCGAATGTGTTCGCACAATTCGGACAACGGGTGAAAGCCGGACAAACGGTGGCTTTGAGCGGTGAACGGCTGCATATAGAAGTCAAATTCAAGGGCGAGGAGCTGAACCCGATAGAGTTCCTGACCATGTTGTACGGCAACATCAAGGCTTTGCAGGAAACCGACGGCAACGGCCCTGCAGGTTTTTACGATGCGGAAACGGGAGTAAAAAACGACTACGAGAAGGACCAAAGGGAAATAGAAGAGCTGATGCTCCGCTTTCTGCCGCTTTACATGGAGGATTTGCAGCGGGGAGCGTACACGGTGCCCGCACATACGGAACAGTCGCTCCGCCACATCTTCACGATGGGAGCGATGAAAGAGTATTTCTACGAGCAGATGCCGAGCATAGCCAATCCCCTCGGACTGGGGCGCAAAGCCATGCCGCTTGCCTGCAAAGTTCAGAACCTGCTGATAGCGGATTTCCTGAACTACCTTGCCCTGCGGCATGAGGTGTACCTCTCCACAATGGGCGGCGAGGTAAAAAAAAACTTCATGACGAAGCTGTAGCGGGCTGCGGACTCATCGACCCGCTGGCGGAGTTGGACATCGACATCCAGAGTTTCGACATATCGAGGATTGTCTCCGTCTATTCCGACCGCGCCGGAGTCCGCTGGTGGACGAAAGCATGGTTCAACAACAGGGAAGAAGGGGAAGCCTCGGTGGAAATCGAACGGGAACAGGCGGTACGCTTCATTCAAGACCGTATCGAAAAAGATGCATGGCTCGAAGAGTTTTTCCCCAAGCAAATGGAAGTGTACCACAACGCCATCGAACAAACGAAGGAACAACTGCTGAAACAGATAAACATGATATAGAAAGATATTGATTATATGGACGAAATCAAACATAGCAGGAGGTTTGCGGAAATAGAGACCCTCATGGGCAGTTATTTCCGCCATCATCTCGTCCCCGTCATGACGCAGACGCAAACCTACCTGACCGAGAAGCAGGGCGAGGAAATGAAGGAGTATTCGACTTCCATAAGCGGCATACTCGGCATGATGGCGTCGGCGGGCCAACCGCTCTCCGACCCGTACCAAACACTCAAGGTAACGGGAGAATGGAACTCCAAAACGACAGAGGACTACATCGAGATGTGCAATAAACGGATTCTCTCGTCGGAAGAAATACAGCACGATCTCGCCTACATGGCCGGAGAGTGGCGCGATACCGTCGTGCAGGAAGTCGGACGCGAGCGTTACGACGAACTGTCGCAGGAATTGGGCTGTGACCTCGCCTACGCTTTCGTGGACTACCGCGTGGAGCAACTGATGATAGACCATCTGGTGAAGGAACGTATGCCCAAGTCCTCGGCGGACTACATCATCCGCAAAGCGGCTGAATCAAGCCTGTTGGGGTTGCCTCAGGCGTTGAGCCGCTCGCCGCTGGCCGAAGAGATAGAGAAACGCGGAGAGGCCGCCTATCGTCCGAGCAAGTTGGAAAAAGGAGCAGGTTGGGTGTTGGGGGCTTCAGCCGATACCGTCATGCTGGGCGGTGCAGGTTCGTGGGCGAGCTTCGCACGGTTCATCGGAGCGGATACAGCCATCTCGGCCGTTGCCGATCACTTCGGGGCAGAAGAGACACAGACGCTCTCTGCAGAGGAGTGTATCAGCAAGGGTGTGTTCGGCAGCGAAAGCAATGTGTTCGAGGGATTCCGTAAGGAAGCAGCGGCGATTCCACCCAAAGAGAACACACTCTTGGCCGAAGCCAACGGAGAGTTACAGAAAAAGATACCGATTATAACATTCGATTTTATGGATTGGTGGAAAACAGACAGTATAAATATGCCGTGGCGGGAAGAAACTGCCGGGGAAGAACGGAAGCGGGCGGAACGGTATAAAGATGTGCCGATGGTGGTCGCTCCCGGACAGGAGGAAGCCTATCTGCAAGACTTGGAAAGAGGGAATACCGAAACGGAACAAGCCGGTCAGGAATCCGAACAGAGGGAAAAAGAGGCGAAAGAAGTGCAGGTTTCCACAGTCTCCACCGAGAAAACGATACGGGAAGAGCCGTCCGGGCAAGAACCGCAGACCATACAGACCAACGAGAACGGTTGGGATGGACTGACCCGTTTCCTCGGACTGGAAGGTTTCAGCGAAGTCATGAGTAATCCGGGCAGTGTGTTGGCCATGCTGCCAGACATGCTATTGGGTATATTCACAGGCAAGACGCAATCACTGGGACTGAAAGAAAACCTGCTGCCGATAGCGAGTATCGTGGCGGGCATATTCGTCAAGAATCCGATGCTAAAGATGTTGCTTATCGGCTTGGGTGGTGCGAACCTGCTGAACAAGGCGGGGCACGAGGCACTGGGAAAAGAAAGGACGGAGAGAAACGGAAATGTGGCCACGACCGACAAAAAGGTGCAGTACAGACGCTATCCCGATGAGCCGCTCAATCCACGTATTGTGAATCCGGTACTGCAAGGCAATACCCTTATTGCCACGATAGACCACGTGCCCTGCACGGTGCAGCTTAATTCCACGGTGGCGGACGCCTACCGTGCCGGTGCCTTGCCGCTGAACACGCTGGCCAATGCCGTGCTCGTCCAAAGCGACCGACTTCGCCAGATGGCTTCGCAGAACTATGACAACGGACAACAGGAGACCATCGTGCGGACACGGGGCATTCAGTAATATCATTTCGTAACCGACAAAAATTTTGGAATATGAAAGAGAAATCGCAGATAGAAAAGAATGCCGAGGAGCGACAGATAGAGTTGCTCTCCACGGCTTTGAACGAAGCATCGAACGCTGGAGGCCACTGGCTCAACGCCGCTGGCAAAGGTTTTCCAAAATTCTACCCGCGCGGTGTCGCCGTCAGCCCGTTCAACGGGTTGTTTATGGCATTGCATTCGGACCGGAACGGGTGCAAGACCAACCTGTTTACCCTTTACAGCGATGCCAAGGCTCGCGGCACATCTGTCCGTGAGCACGAGCAGGGAGTCCCGTTCCTGTTCTATAACTGGAATAAGTACGTCCATCGCAACAATCCGGAGGACATCATCAGCCGAGACGCCTATCTGAAACTGGACGAGGAGGTGCAGAAACAGTACAAGGGCATACATAACCGGGAGATCCGCACACTTTTCAATATCGACCAAACGACACTGCCTTACGTGGATAAGGAGGAATACGATATGGTATTGCTGAAAGACGGCAGTGCCGTGGAACGGGGATATTCCGAGGCCGACGAACGGCGATTGCATATCCGTTTCAACGACTTCCTGCTGAAAATGCGGGACAATCTCGTGCCCGTGCGTTCGGACGGAAGCGGAATGCCCCATTACGAGACAGACCGCGATGCGGTCTATATGCCGCGCCAACGGGATTTCGGACACTACAACGATTATGTACAGGAGGCACTGCGGCAAATCGTAAGTGCCACGGGACACCAGCAACGGCTGGCCCGTGAAGGCATGGTGATGAAAAACGGTATGGGTCCCTCGGAAGATGCCCTCAAACAGGAACGGCTAATCGTGGAGGTGGCTTCGGGAATCAAAATGCTGGAATTGGGACTGCCCGCCCGTCTGTCCGACAAAAGCCTTGAACTGGTGGACTACTGGAACCGGGAACTCAAGGAGAACCCCAACCTGGTGGACGCCCTCGAAAGCGACGTGAACAACGCCCTCGAAGTAATCCATAAGGCAGAACGGGGCGAGAAAATCGAATATGCCACGATGCGCAACCGCCGGCAGACCTCGGACATGCAGGAGCAGTTACCCAAGCATTTCTATGTAGCTGACGAGATCCGGAAACACCCGAACAAGGAGGACAAGACCATTGTCATTGTCATCGACCCGTCCTCGAAATCGGCGGATGTGATACTCCCTGCCGGTGCGTCGCCGGAAGTGGACAATGAAGTGCCGGGCATGAACAAGGCCCGTATCGGCAGGGCTTTGCGAAGGGAAGGGATCGAAAACGTGCGTTTCTTCAATCCTGACGGCGCATGGGGGTATAGGCCCGATGATACTTATTTCGCCCAAAAACAGGTGTCACTGGCCCGGCTGAAGAACTGGGCGCTGGAGATGCTCTCCACATTGGACGTAACGCCTGCGGTCAAACGGGCGGACGAAATCGGCTTCGACCAAGTACAGATGATTCAGGACGACAAGAACCGCTGGGCACTGTATCTGAAGCCCGAACATCAGAGCGGGTACAGTATCTATCCCGACAAGGACGACCTGAACCGCTTCTTCTCCACCCTCAAACAGTCGATGGACAATATCGAAAATGTACGCATGGAGCTGGCGCACAAGTATTATGCGCTGGCGGAAACACAACCCGACCTGAAAGTGGACCTGTTCAGCAGCGGGGCGCAGGACATTGACCTGAACCGGATTCAGCGGGTGTCCGTGTTCAAGACCAAACAAGAAGGGACTCTGTGCGTGGCGACCATTGACGGAAAGAAATTACAACCCCGAAGCGTCACCCGGCAACAATGGCAACGCATGTGGGTGGCGGAGGACCGTGCCAAATACAAATGCCATCTGGCGGCCACGCTTTTCGCCGACGTACTGCGCAAAGGACAGACGCAGGAAGAGAGTGCCGGAAAGAAACAAGGAGAAGAGGATACCCAGCAGCAGGATAAAGACAAGAATCCTAAACAAACCGCCGGGGAAGCCCAGAAAGCCGGTTCATCCCTAAAAGAGTTGTCCATAAAAGATATGCCGGAACAACTGTATGGCAAGTATGAGCAAATCAAAGAAGAACAACCGGAAGCGGTCGTCCTTTTCAAACATGGGAACAACTATTATGCTTCCATGTATGATGCGGAGACCATTGCGAACGAACTGAACCTGCCTCCGAGCAAAGAACGCGTTCCGTATGATGCAAACAAAATCATATTGGTATTCGAGCATGACAATGAGGAAACAAGGCAGCAAATTCATGCGCTACGGGCATACGTGATGGATTGTGACGGTATGTCCAAGGCACAGCAAAACGGGCCTGCAGAAACAACCGACGAAGAGAACGAACAACGTCCAACCATGAGGAGGTAGAAATATGGCAAACAAGAATCAAGAATATACGGAACAATATGCAGACTATGCGATGGAACAGATGCGGCGGTACGGCATTCCGGCCTCCGTGACGCTGGCACAGGGCATACTGGAAAGTTCCAACGGACAGAGCCGTTTGGCGCAGAATGAGAACAACCACTTCGGTATCAAGGCCACGCCCGAATGGATTGCCGAGGGTGGCCGGTACAGCCTGTATTCCGATGACAAGCCGAACGAGAAGTTCTGCAGTTACGACAGTGTGGGCGATTCGTATGAGCATCACTCACGCTTCCTGAAAGAGAACAACCGCTATGCCCGTTGTTTCTCGCTCTCTCCCGACGACTACAAAGGCTGGACGCTGGGGCTCGAAAAGGCGGGCTATGCCACGGGCGGGCATTATGCCGACAGTCTGCAACGTATCATCGAGCAGAACGGGCTGCAAAAGTACGACCGTCAGGTCATGCAGGAGATGGAAGCGCAGGGAAAGCGGTTCGGTGTGGAAGAGAACCCGCTCCGGGAAGCCGGAAATGCAGTGGACTATTCGTTTCCGGTGGAACGGAAAGAGTTTCTTTTCGTCACCTCACCGTTCGGTATGCGGCAAGACACCAAGGACGGGACAAAACGAATGCACACAGGCATGGACATCCGATGTAACAACGGCGATGCAGTGCTGGCGACGGAACAAGGCGGCAAGGTCGTCGCTGTCGGAAACAAATCGCTCACGGTGGAATACCCCCGTGCGGACGGCTGCAAAATACAGTGTACCTACAAAAACCTCGGCGAGGTATTCGTGAGAACCGATGATACAGTACAGGCCGGAAATCGGCTCGGTAAATCGGGCAAGAGCGGGGAACACCTGCATTTCAGTGTCCGGCAAATTCATGCGGACGGTACGCAACGGGACGTCGATCCGGCAGCGTATCTGGCTGAAATCGCACAAAAGGGCAACATCAAACAACAAGTGTTGCATAACGGCAACGACCTGTTCGCCAAATATAAAAGTCCGGAGAATGCCAAGGAAAACCTTTCACCCGATGCATGGATGAAAAAACTGCTCTCCTCGGAGGACAGCGGCGTGGGACTGTCAGGGTGTAGCGACCCTATCGTGGAGATGGCCATGACCGCTTTTACCTCCCTGATGTTGCTGGCGACGCAAATCGACAGCAAAAACGAGGAAGAACAAAAGGCGGCCATTTCCGAGGCGATGGACCGCCGGGAAATCGACCTGACATCGCTGTTGCCCGGCATGAAAAGTTGCGACCTCGTGATCGGGGAAAACGGGCGGGCTGTCCTGCAAGCGGACAACGGAAGCGTCCAGGTATCGCGGGAACTGACCTCTGCCGAGTTAAGCCGCCTGTCGGTGACGCTTAACGACGGTTCTCTTTCGGAAGAAGCCAAACGACTGCGTGTGACTGGACTGTTGAACACGGTCATCCTCTCGGAGGCAGCCTCGCTGAATTTCGAGCAGGGAATGGCCGAGCAACGGGGACAGACGGAAATCCTGAAACGATAAAATCCGAAAGCCATGATAAAACGCGTGATGATACGGTTATGCGGGTATCTATTCGGACTATCCGTCTGCGTCCTGCACATTCTGCTCTGTTACCTGCTGCTGGGCTGGGTGACAACGCTCGTCGTCATGGGGGTGCAGTTGCTGATTGCAGCAGGATTCATCTACATAAGGATACGTGCTCCTGATTAGGGCCGCCACCAGTCTGTTCAACTTCAATTCATAGGACCCTGTTTGTCAGATGGTATATGTGTATCATTAAAAGACAAAAGCAAAATGATTAAATGTAATGTTACGGTATGCGGCACGATAGGCCGCAATGCTTCGGCGAGAACAAACAAGGAAGGAAATTCGTTTCTGTCTTTTCCGCTACGTGTCACGATTCCGGACCGAGACGGTCAAAACGAAGTTATCGAAATCAGTGTCAGCAAAGACGGCTCCCAAGAGGAGGCATCAGGTTATCGGAACGGTTCGCACGTGGAGATTACAGGAACGCTGTTTCTGAAACGCAGGGGTGACAAACTCTATTTCAACCTTTTTGCAGACCGTATCGATCCGGTTGCCTCAGACACGGCGGATTTTCTCAAAGGAGATATGGCATTTCGCGGTAAAGTGGGCAAAAATATCGAGGAACGGAAAGACAGGAACGACAAACCCTACACGATGTTCTCGGCATTCAGCATCAAGAAGGTCGATGAGAATTTCGAGTACCAGTGGGTGCGCTTCTTCTGCTTCGACAGGCAACGCGAAGAGTGGTTGCAACCGGGTGTCAAGGTAGAGGCCAAGGGCGAACTGACGGTCTCGGTACATAACGGGAAGCCGGACATCTCCTGCCGAGTGGAAGAATTGATGCAATATGTTCCCGAATCGGATAACTCCAATCAGTAGCAGTCATGGCCGGTTATAGAAAGCGAAATACAGAGGGACCGAACAGCGAGGATAAGGCGCTGGACCTCTTTGCCGAGATGATGATCGAGAAAATCGAAAGCATCCAGAAAGATTGGCACAAGCCGTGGTTTACCGAGGGTGTACTGCAATGGCCGCGTAACCTGTCGGGGCGCGAGTACAACGGTATGAACGCCCTGATGCGTGCGTCCAGAATGGTCGCATAGTAAATATCTCTGTGGCAAGAGATTAGAATAGGATACAATATGTTCTACTCCCAACTGAATAAGCCCCGAGCGAAAGCAAAAGGTGAAAACAGCATTTCAGTAAAACGGAATGTGCGGCTAACTGTCATGCGACACAGTTCCGTGAGGGGGAAAGACAGATATAAGGATGAAGCCTGCATTGGTTCAACGATAGTTCAGCGGCATAAGGCGTGGCGTGGGCGGAAAGGCAGTTATATCTACGCCCTCTCGTGGTACTCAATTCCAAAGCATTAGGAATATGGGCAAAAGGTATCAACCACGACGTACTTGCGATAAGCAAGAAAAGAACGAAAGTCGCATCCGACAATCTGTCGTGCCAATAGTTACTATGCGTGCTAACTGGAGATTGCCTAAATCGGGATGCCAAAAGGCTATGGGTAAAGACTCTGAATACCCGACATGGCAACGGAGCTTCCGTAGTAGTCTGAGCAAGGGAAAGCCTTGTACATGGCGAAGGGAAGCAGTTGGTAATTTTAATACAAACAACGGATAATGTGAGAGACATTATGAGAAATCCAAAGCAAGTATTAAACAATTTATGTGAACACAGCAAAGTTTCGGGCTACAGGTTCGAAAGGCTGTATCGAAATCTATTCAATGAACAGATGTTTTATGTTGCCTATCAACATATTTACACTAAGCAAGGCAATATGACACCTGGCACTGACGGCAAGACCATTGACCAAATGAGCATTCAAAGAATAGAATCTCTTATAGCAAGTCTCAAAAACGAGACATATCAACCTAATCCGGCAAAGAGGGTATATATTCCCAAGAAGAACGGTAAAATGCGTCCGTTGGGCATACCCTCCTTTGAAGACAAACTTGTACAGGAGGTGGTAAGAATGATACTTGAAGCCATATATGAAGGGTATTTTGAATACACCTCACATGGGTTTAGACCTTTCAAAAGCTGCCACACCGCACTATCAAGCATTCAGAAAAGGTTTGTCGGGGCTAAATGGTTCATCGAGGGAGACATTAAAGGATTCTTCGACAACATAGACCATAGCGTACTGATAAGCATACTTGAAGAAAGAATAAACGATGTTCGCTTTATTCGCTTGATTAGAAAGTTCCTTAAAGCCGGATATGTAGAACACTGGCAGTTCAATCATACTTATTCGGGAACACCTCAAGGTGGAATCATCAGTCCAATACTGGCGAATATCTATCTTGACAAGTTTGATAAGTTCATGAACGAGTATGCCAAGAGGTTCGACAAGGGTAACAAGAGACGGGTAAATCCAGCCTACAACCGTATTTGCAACAAAAGAAACACGCTGAAGCGTAAACTGAACGCCGAAACTGACGTGGAGAAAAGGAAAATCCTTATCTCGCAAATCAGAAACATGCGTACAGAAATGCAACAACTCCCGTATGGGAATGACATGGACGAACAGTACAGACGACTAAAATACGTGAGATATGCTGACGACTTCCTTATAGGGGTTATCGGCAGTAAAGCCGACTGTGAAGCGATAAAGGCAGACCTCAAAAAGTACATGCAAGAACAACTAAAACTTGAGCTGTCTGAGGAAAAGACCTTAATCACAAACGCACAGGACAAGGCAAAATTTCTCGGATATGAAATTTATGTACAACGTTCCGAAAGCAAGGTAAAGAATAGCCTCGGTAGAACGAATCGAATGTTCAACGGAAATGTAAGGCTACATGTCCCTACTGAAATTGCAAGGGAGAAACTGCTCGCTATGAATGCTATGGCAATAAAACAAGTCAATGGCAAAGAAATATGGTGGGCTGAATCCAGAGGCTTCCTAACAAGCATGAAAGAGGAGGATATCATAGCCAGATACAACCTTGAAATAAGAGGGTTCTATAACTACTATTCGATAGCCAATAACATCTCAGCTGTCGGAGGTACTTTCGGAGGTATCATGAAACGCAGTTGCATTAAAACTCTTGCACACAAACATAACAGTACCATGCGTAAAGAATGGAAACGTTATCGTGAAGGGCAGGACTTTGTTGTCCGATATATGGACAACAAGGGTCAAGAAAAGTGCAGGGTATTGTACAATGAGGGGTTCAGAAGAAAAACTGTCAATGATTTTGCAGAATGTGACCACATGCCGAATACATATTTTCTGCCGCAGGCATCGCTTGTAGAAAGGCTAAATAACGGTGTGTGCGAACTTTGCGGAAATAAAGCGCCACTGATAATGCACCATGTCAGAACACTCTGTAAACTGAAAGCAGATACGGAGTGGAATAGATTGATGCTGAAGAGAGGACGCAAGACATTGGCAGTATGCGAAAAATGCAATACACTGATTCAAAGCTATGTTTAACAGAAAATTGACATTACCAACGGAAAGCCGAATACATGGAGACATGTACGTTCGGTTTGGAGGCAGGTATGGGGAAACCTATCGCCGAAAGACGACAAGGCGTCCCATACCGAGCCTACTGCTCCTGCATTGTGAGAACGAAGGGTACAAGATTCCCCGTTTCTGTACGTTCGACTGCGTGCAGCGGCTCAACAAACCCGGTAAGGACGGACAAGAACTGCCAAGGGTATCTGTGCTGAAAGGCGAGAAATCCTTTCCCGTGATGCTGACCACATTCACCTGCATACACAAGGAGACAAAGGAAAAAATCAAGTATGACGATTACAAGAAGCTCTCCGACGAGGAGAAGGCGCAATACAACGTCTATCCCAAAATGCAGGTGTTCCGGGTGTTCAATGTCGCCCGTGCGTCCGTAATGGTCGCGTAATAAATATCTCGATAATAAGAGATTAGGTTAGTGTTCAAAGTTTAGAAATAAACAATAGACCTATCCCCGACTGACTTACTCGGAGAGGAAACTCAAAGAGGAACACAGCACGTCAGTAAAGCGATAAGTTAGCTAATTGCCATGCTACGACTGAATTGCAAGGGGAAAGACAGATATGAGGATGAAGCCTGATTGGTTGAATGATAGTTCAGTGACAGAAGTTGAAGTTGTGGCGAAAGGCAGTTATATACGCCACATCATGGTACTACAGCCCATTGCGCGAGGGCAAGTAGCAAGAACAAGCCATGACACGACCGCAGTAAGTGGAGAAAAGAACGAAAGTCGCATCCGACAATCTGTTGCCTATCGAAAGATAGACGTTATTACGTGGTTAAACGGAGATTACCTAAATCGGAACGCCGTAAGGCTATGAGGATTTGCCTCTGAATATCCGACAAGGTAACGGAACTCCCGTAGTAGTCTGAGCAAGGGAAAACCTTGTACATGGCGAAGGGGAGTAGTTAGTAACTTTAATACAAACAAAAGAAAACGAGAGATTCGTTATGAGAAATCCAGAGATTGTATTAAACACATTATGCCAGCACAGTAAGGTCTCGGACTATAAGTTTGAGCGACTGTACCGCATTCTGTTCAACAAAGAGATGTTCTTCATTGCCTATCAGCGCATATATGCGAAGCCAGGCAATATGACTCCAGGCACAGATGGTCAGACTATCGACCAAATGAGCATTGGAAGAATTGAACGTCTCATCGAAACACTTAGGAATGAATCCTACAAGCCGCATCCTGCTAAAAGGGTGTATATACCAAAGAAGAACGGCAAGAAACGCCCTCTTGGTATACCATCCGTAGAGGACAAGCTTGTGCAAGAGGTAGTTCGGATGATTCTTGAAGCCATCTATGAGGGGCACTTTGAAAGCACCTCTCATGGTTTCAGACCTCATAAGAGCTGCCACACAGCTCTGACAAGCATTCAAAGGACTTTTACAGGTGCAAAGTGGTTTATTGAGGGAGACATAAAAGGCTTCTTCGATAACATAGACCACGATGTACTCGTCAGCATTATGCAAGAGCGTATTGCAGATGAAAGGTTTCTTCGTCTTATCAGAAAGTTTCTCAAAGCGGGGTACATCGAAGACTGGAAGTACAACAACACGTATTCGGGAACTCCTCAAGGTGGAATAATCAGTCCTATTTTGGCAAACATCTATCTTGACAGGTTCGACAAGTACATGAAAGAGTATATTTCACACTTCGACAAAGGGAAAGAAAGGGCTCACAACAAAGAATACTGTTGTCTCAACACGAAAACAGTAAACCTAAGGAAGAAATGGAAAGCGGAAACAGATGAAACTGTAAAAGCAGAACTGTTGATGAAAATAAAAGCCATGCACGAAGAGAAAAATAAGATGACATACAGACTTCCAATGGATGAGAATTATCGGAGATTGAAATACGTGAGGTACGCAGACGATTTTCTGATTGGAGTTATAGGGTCAAAAGCAGATTGTGAACGAATCAAGGCAGACATCACAGAATATATGATGAACAACCTTAAACTCGAACTTTCTGCTGAGAAGACACTCATAACTCACGCAAAAGAGAACGCTAAATTCCTCGGTTTTGACATCACCGTTAGGACATTGGATGTGTTTAAAAGGAACAGCAAAGGAATCAAAAAGCGAGAATTTGTTGGAAAGGTCATGCTTATGCTCTCTTCTGAAACAGTGAAAAAGAAGCTTCTTAGCTACGATGCTGTAAAGTTTACGAACGTAAACGGCAAAGATGTATGGAAGCCAAAATCACGGGAGAAAATGGTCGGTATGAAACCCGAAGACATCCTTGCACAATTCAACTTGGAAATCAAAGGCTTCTACAACTATTACTGTATAGCCAACAATGTTTCGTCAACATGTGCCGATTTCGGCTACATTATGGAGTATAGTCTTTATATGACTCTTGGTCAAAAATTAAGAAGACATGTAGGGCAAATCAGAGACAAGTACCGTAAAGGCAAGAATTTTGTCATCCCATATAAGGATGCAAAAGGCAAAGAACGGTTCAGAACACTCTATAAAGAGGGATTCAAACGTAAAAGCTCATTAACGGACGATTTTCTCGACCGTACCCCATGCACTATGTATGTTCCCAAACCAAGCCTTGCAGAAAGGTTGAAACAGCAAACCTGTGAAATGTGTGGTGCAACTGACACTAACGTCGTAATGCATCATATACGCACTCTTGTTGGGGTAAAGGGAGAAACTCCATGGGGCAAGTTGATGTTGTCGAGACATCGTAAGACGCTTGTAGTGTGTGAATCTTGTAATGCTATAATTCAGTTTCATGGGAAATAATGTGAGCTTACTAATGGCAAGCCGTATACACGGAGACGTGTACGTACGGTTTAGGGGCAGGTATGCGGAAACCTGCCGCCGTAAGGCGGTAAGGCGCTGCATACCGAGCCTACAGACCAACTTGCGGGAGGCACGACCGGAGTTGTGGGAGCAGTTGGAGGTAGAGAACGGGAAAAGGATCGAAAACGGCGAACATTTCAGTTTCGCGCCCGTCGATACGATGATTCGGGATAACCTTTGGATTTGTCCTATCAAACCGAGACATCAGGACGAAGCATACTACTCGATTACGAGAAACGAGATAATCGTGCCCGAAAAAGAACAGTTCCAGTCCGGAGAAGCCTTTTACGGAACGCTGTTTCATGAAATGGTCCACTCCACCGGCGCCGAGGGTGTTCTCGACCGCCTCCAGCCGACATCTTTCGGCTCGAAAGAGTATGCCCGCGAGGAACTGGTGGCCGAACTCGGCAGTGCACTGATCGCACAACGCTATGGCATGACCAAGCATATCAAGGAAGACAGTTGCGCATACCTCAAAGGGTGGCTCGATGAATTGAAGGAATCGCCACAGTTTATCAAGACGACGCTTCTGGACGTGAAAAGGGCTTCGTCAATCGTTACTCAAAAGGTGGATAAGATTGCACAGGAGTTGGAACAAAATGTTACTGAAGAGCAAGAGAACAAACACTCGACCAAGGAACGTATCTTTTACGCATCGGTGGCTTATCTCCAATCCACCGATGACACGACGCAACTGGACGAATTGAAGGACAAAGGCGACTACAAGGGATTGCTGGCACTCGCCAAGGAGTATTACGACGGCAACGGTATGGACGAGCAGCATACATTCGCTTCTCCCCTCCAGAACCGGGGAGATGATCTGCTAATCGAGGATAAAGACTTTGCCGTAGTGTACAACGGAAGTGTCGGGGGCACTTACGACATCATGCTGAAGTACACGGAACAGGAGGTGCGAGACCATATCCGGCGTTACGGAACCGACCGCGCCAGCGATGATGTGAAAGAGGTGGCCAAGGATATGGCGGCGGAAGAGTTTGATGTCCTGAAACATCAGAAACTCCCGATGTTCGAGATGCCGAACGGAAAACATCTGTTCGTCTGGTATAACAGGGAAACCGACACGCTCAATGCCGGACCGTTTACCGGTACGGATATACCCGACAGACACCGCTTCGCTTACAACCATTGTCTGTCGATGGAAGCCAACCTGCAAAGCGTGAACGAGAAACTGGAGGGTATGGAAGAATACCAGGCCGAAGTGCAAGAGGAAAGCTACATCAGCGGTCTGCACCGATAACGGAAACGAGTGTGAGGTGGCGTTGAAGTGAAGCCACCTCACATTCTTATACATTACATTAAGACAACAGTTTGTCAATCATTGACTGTAGCTGTGACATATCGCAATATTGATTGATACCACCAGTATAATCCTTTACGTGCCGGGCAGTCCGTATCAGGAACGAATCAAGTTCTATCTTTACCCCACCGTCCATCCGCGCATCCGAAGAATGGCTTATGTACACGAATTTACCGTTACGCTCAATAAAGCAACTTGTAAGGTAATGCCCCTTGCTCTCGGCTACAACTGCCGCATCCACGGCTTTTGCATATTTGGATATTTCACTCAACAACGCCGTTTGGAAGTTATTGTATTCCTTTGATACATAATTCCCTGCATCTGCAAGGACAGAAGATTGCCATTTGGTATAAAAAGTCTGTGTCATATTCTTTCAATTCTAATTCTGTAAATAAATTAGGCACATAGCAATAAAAGCATTGAATTTATAGTATTCAATTAACGACATTTAAGCAATTACCATGATGTTTTCAGAGACCAAAGTTACGGAGATTTATCGTATAGCAGATGATTTTTGCAAAGAAATTGCTCAATTTCAGGGAAAATATATGGTTGAATGAATATTCCATGCCCCGCTCCTTTAATACAACTTTATTTCCAACTCCCTTTCTACCATAACAACATACTGTTTTTTGAAAGAAGCCCGCCATTGATGTATGTTTTTCAAAGACGGGCAACTGGCTATATTTGAATTATACTCACGTTAAATAGCTTTCCCAGTTCTCTTTGTCGATAGTTAATTTGTTCATTTCCCAATCGTATTCCACTTCCGGCATATCAGCATAAGGGAAATACACGGTATAGCCTATCTGTCCGTAGGAGCAATGTAATGGTATGACGCAAATATCCTGACCACAGTAAGGTTGTGGCGTACAATATTTCTTCCAATCAAAACGGCCTGCAATTATATTGCAGCAGAGTAATTTTAGAGCCATTATACCTTTCCAACTCTGAAAATCCGTCTTACAACTTGTCCTTTCCATAATGAATATCATTTAATGTGCTATGTTATAATAAATTTCGGGTTCGCTCGATACATTGTAGATGTAATTGCCACAACGTACCAAAAGGGCGTTTTTGCCATAATACAGTTCTTTCATTCCGGTGATGCTTCCTGTCTTGTGGAAATTTGGAAAGCGGCTTATTCCTGTCCTTTCCGCATCTTTTGTGTAAAGTGTTTTCATTCTCATGCTATTGCTTTTTTTTATGTTTCATACAGGGTTTCTATCATTTTCTCGGCTTCTTCCATATCGGTTACGATGTCTTTGATGTGGTAGGGCGCACCGTTTTTGCCGTGCCCGTCATTGCCTATCCACAGGTAGGTTTCATAGTCGGGGTCGAAGCCTTCGTAGAAATTTTCCAATTCACACAGAAACCTGTCGAAATCCCCGTCTTTCATTTCAACAGAGACGTTGAAATCCTGCCCTTTGGGCGTATATTGCTGAAAATCGAACACCACTCTATTTTCGTACTTCGTTGTCGATGCTTGCCAGCCCAATCCTGTGGCTACTGCGATAATTTGTTCTGTTGTTGTCATCGTTTCGTTTTTTTATTTCCCTTTGTTCCGAGCTTTTCAGCCCGCCGCAGGGTCGGTTTTTATGTGCGATACCCGACGGCGGAAGCAAGAACCGCAAACAAGGAACCGCCGATGAAATTTTATGAAATACCGGGATCTGTGATTTCGGAAAGTTTTCGTCAAATTTCAGCAAGGTAGCTCTGCGATACTTGGTCAGCCGTTCGTCCGCCGTACCTTTGCACGGTAAAAACAGCCTGTGGCGGTGACGGGCTTCGAGGAAATGATAATCCGACGGTATAAAAGGGAGAAGCAAACTATAAACGTCCTGCCTGCTCATGGCATATAAATGGCTGATTGGGCTATTCAAGTGAAGATAGCTGCCTACAAAAGTATGCGGCAACGGCCGGAATATAAACAACCACCTGTCCCGATTGGCAGGGGGTTGACCGACAGCAGCCGGTATCAGGCGGTCATACGTTTTCGGACAAGTGCGATGTTCTTATGCACAAGGTTCATAATCCGTTTATGGTATTTCGTATTTTTGTTACACAGCCCTCTCGACTGCAGCACCTTGAATGTTTCGAGGCTCAACTCTACGGTCTCGACCCTCTTGTTTTCTATCCGTGCGGAGAATACCAGCGTATTCGGCTTGAGGTAATACTCGCACTGTCCTACGCAGTGATGCAACGCATTGCCCTCGTCGTAGTAGGCTTCCACGCTGTCCAGCACACGGACGACTATCGTCCCGTCCGTGAACTCCAGACCGAAGAACTTGCCTTTCAACTCCCTGAAACGTGCCTCGTTTTCCCTTGCCCGTTTCATCTGCTCCATGCGTTTTTTCTGCTCTTGGAGAATACGCACCTTGTTCTGGTACTTGTCGTGTTCGGCTTTCAAATCGGCAGGGCAAACATAGTGGGCGTTGTGCAAGTCTTTGCCGCACCTGTCGAGCATACGGAGATAATCTGTCCATATTCCCATGTCTTTTATCCGATACTTCTGGCGTAACACGATTTTGTAGGACGGCCAACAGAAATCCAAATCCTGCGGGTGGTCTATAAAATACTTGAGGTCGCGTTTGCGTCCGCTTTTGAGTATCGTTTCCACACGGCTGTCAGACAGCAGAGCTTTCATCAGCTTTTGCGGGGCGATGTCGGCGAACGAACCTTTCAAACCATTGCGTCGTAATTTCGGAATAGATGTATATCTCGGATAAACGTAACAATCCGCAATATATTTATAAACATAGTTGTCGTTCCGCAGTTCCAATCCCGACCCGTACAGAAAACAATCCAAGTAACGTCCCATTGCCCGTTGTAAGGCCGTCAGAGCAGTTTTACCGTTCTCGTCCAACCAATACCTCGCCACTTCGCACACGTCCGTCCGAGCTTTCCGGCTCTTGTGATAATAAACGGTCATTCTGAAAATCCGCTGTACCTGAAATCCGTCCTGTGTGGTGATGACGGAAAAATAACTTTTCTCGTCCGTCTTGCGGCAAAGCGTGTCTTTGAGCGTCAGTTTGGCATGGCAGTTCGGACAATGGCAATGTTTAGTTTTCGTCTCGTTCCACCGATACCCGCAATCGAGGCAGGTCGTTTGTCCGCTGGGCGTGCGAAAAGCGTAATGTCCGACGGTATGACGGAACGCCCATTCTGTTTGCTTCTCCGTGATAGGCAGTAACCGCCTGTTGGCGGCTACTACCTTATGTTGGAATTTCGTTCGTGCTTTCATGGTCAGAAATCGAAAAGTGAAAGTTCTGTTTGGTTGCTCTGTGCGGCTTTGGCAGTCGGCTTCGGCTTGCTGTGGCGTTGCTGTATCTTGCGCATTTCTTCCTCCTGATAGGCTTTCAGCGCCTCCTTTCGTGCCTGTGCCTTTTCTTCTTCGGTCAGTTCTACTTTGTGGTTGACCACGACACCGCAGCTAATGGGGTTTCCTACGTCGATGTTGTCTTCATCATAGTAATGAATGGCGAGCGACCACACCTCGTCGTCAGTCATTCCGCAACAGCCGCTTGCCTTTACTTGATTGAGAATAAACGTGATACAATCGTCCAAGTTCTTGTTTTCTTTGGCATAGGAGACAGCAAAAAGTTCGTCTGTCTGCGCCCTGCCGTCCAAGTATTCCTTGATAGTCTGTTTGAAATGTTCCGTACCTTTCAT